AAATTAACAGCATCTAAAAACCTTGCAAGAGTTCTAATTCTAGTAACAGTTGCACCTGTTAAATCATTACCTGTAGTTGTACTATTCACATTCAGTAAAATAGCTGTGATAGTTCCAAGTGCATTACTGACAGTCAATGTCGGTCTAGGTAACTGCCCTTGTCTGAAAGCAAAACCTTCAGCTTTTATTGGAAATCTTTGATAACTATTACCAGCCCAGACTAATTCTCCATTATCTTTTAAAGATGAGCCATTATGAAATCTATAAACAGTAGTCGCACCATGCAAACTATTATCAAGTTGTAAGGTAAAAAGTTCAATTATTGCTGACGGATTTACATTCTGAAGATTGCTAACAATAGCTGCACTACTCATGGTTCAAACACCTCCCTAAATGTTGTTGTAATTGTTGCTCTATTTGGATAATTTATTTTTTTATTCCATGTTTCACATACAAACTTTTTAGCACCTGCTAATGTTATTGACACGTTCCCGCTATTTGTAGCACTAGCAGCAGCCACTACTGTAAATACACTTGTAGTAGTTACAGAAGCAACAACAAAATTGCCATCAGTTGCTGATCCAGAAGTGTAATCAATTGTTAAAACATCATTTACTGCAACACCATGATCTGCAATTGTTATTGTGACTGTAGTGCTACTAGATTGTGAATAAGTTCCTGTTTTTGTAAATCCTTCTGAAGGTGGGCTATATGTAAAACTTGCATTGTCATTAGCTCTACTTCTTAAGAAGGCTTCTATAACATCTGACTCTGTTTCTGTAATATTATTAAATGCAATATTATATGTTTCTGGATTTTGATGGCTAGCTAATCCAAATAAAATTCTATGTTCATACCCGTCTGCAAACTGTACAATACGGGTTTTAGGTGCAGATGTTTTTGTTAAACCGTAACTAGGCTCTATTGAAGGAAATGTTGCCATTATACTAATAAACCTCCAGGTCTTTTTTGTTTAATGAGTTCTGCTTCTATAGCTGATGATAACGCTAATCCTAATGCCCTACCTTCTTTTTCATCACCTTCTACAGAACTACCAGAAGCATCTACATTAACAACAATATTACCAATACCACCGCCAGATGATTCAACACCTAACTTACCATTAGCACCCCTGCGTAGAGGTAAAATTGCTTCTGCACCTGCTTCACCCATAAGACCCATACCATTTGCCATAGGGAATAATGTAGGCTTATTAACAATGCCACCATAAGCATATTTTTCTACCTTTCCATCAACAAATGCATTACCGTTTGCGTTACCAAATAAATTTTTAATAAAACCAGTAAAAGGTGCTGTTATTGTCTGTTGTATAGCAATACGTGCCATATCAGCAATCATTGAATTTGCTAAATTTCTGAAACTTAGTTTTCCTGTAGTAACAAAAGTAACAAGTGCATCTTCCATTCCTTTTATACCTTTTATTACTACATCTGCCATGCTTTCCTTTAAACCTTTGATGCCATCACCAAAAGTTTTTAATTTATCTCGCATTGTCTGACCAAATGACTTATCAATAGAATCACCTGCACCATCAGCACTATCTTTTATATCTTGAAAATAACTAGCAGGGGCGTTTGTACTACCACTAAATAATTCTTGTATTTTGTTAAAACTTTCAGTAAACCTATCAGAAAAACCTTTTGTGAAATCTTCTCCTAATAATGATGTTAAATTACTTTTCTGCTGCGTTTTAAATCTATTACCTAAGTCTTTTGCAATATTGCCAGCACCACCTAATAATTTCTGTACAAAAGGTGGTATTTTTATACTGTCAAAAAAACCTTGTACACGTTTTGCTGCTGTTCCTAAAACTCTAATTACTTCATCTACTAATTTTACAGTTGCAAATATTCCAATAGATATACCTCTTATACCTATTTCAATAGCCTTAAAAAATCCACTAAAATCATTTTCTGCACTAAACAATTCACTAAATACACCAACAATGGTATTTAATGATGGTAGTAATGCATCTGTAAGTTGTTTTCTAAATCCATCAAACTGTATAGCTAAAACTGCTATCTGATCATTAAAAAACTCTGCGTTTTGTGCAAATTCATCTGATACTGCATAATTAAATTCTTCTAATGATGCTGCACCACCATTAAGTAAGTTTATTAAATTAGCTCCTGACCTACCAAATATTTCCATAGATATAGCTGCTTTTGTTGCACCATTTTCCATAGTCGCAAACCTATCTGCAACTTCTCCTAATACCTGTTCACTTGTTTTAAATGTGCCATCTGTACCTCTTACAGATATTCCTAATGAATCAAAGCTATCTTTATAAGTAGCAACACCTTGATCTGCTTCCCTCATTGATTGTGCTAATCTTTTTAACCCTTTGTCTATCGTTTCCTGACTAACACCTGCTAATTTACCTGCGTTTACATATGCCTGTAATGTATTAGCTGCAATACCAGTTTGATCTGCCATCTTACCAAAACTATCTGCACTATCTATTGCACCTTTCACAAGACCTACAAAAGCACCACCAGATATTAATAAACCAAAAGCAGCAAAGGTTTTATTAAGACCACCCATTGCTAACCTTAAATTCTTTACCCTTCCTGATACGCCCTGCATAGAGTTACCAAGACGTTTTATAGAACCTGCCCCTACGGTTTTTGCTGCTACTACTAAGTCAAACTTTGCCATATTATTTATCTCTATTTAATGCCTGTAATGCTGCAGCTTCCATAACTTGTAGGTTTTCTAGCATAGCAACAGTATCTTCTACTAAATACAGTTTAATCATTTCTACCACAGATGTATAGTCTAATCCAATAATTCCACTCATTCCTACACGCCATTGTGTCTGACACCGCAAGAACATTTGTACAGTTTCCCAATTTTGTAAATATACATAATAATTATTATCTATTTCTTTCTTTTCTATTTTTATACCTAATACTGCATCATCTTCTGCTGTTTTATCTATGACAGTAGAGCCAACAGCCCAATACTCACCTGCCCCTATTAGTTTTTTTCAAAAATCTGCTGATTTGATTGCATAAATGCATAACCTACAGCAGTAGCAAAACCTCTTACCTCACATAACTTATTAAGGTTAGATTTATTAAATTCTACCTGTGTACCATCTGCAGCTTCCATATCTTCCCAACCAACTAATATTTCTTTTGTTACATCTATATCATCTATCTGTTTATCTTCTACCATTTTTATCATTTCCTTGAATCTGGATTGTGTAATATTTTTAAATAAAGCAGTAAAGACTTCTGTATGTACAGTTCCATCTTTATTAACGTTTACTTCTACTTTCCATTTATAAGAAGGACTCTGATCTAAAACAAAAGGCATAAAAATCTAGTAACTATTTACTAGGGTATACCCTAATTTAGGTAAATACAAGGCTAAATTCATTATTAGCTGCAGCAGTTGGTGTTGCGTAGTATGGAAGGCTTAACATTTGTACACCATCTGAATCTTCATAAGTGGGCTGTCCTAAATCACTTTGTGGACAAGATACAGTAACCTTATTACCTGCGACAGTTCCATGTAGCCATGTGTTTGTGCCAGTTGATGTGCCAGTATAATCTGTAAAAAAGTTATGGGCTGATAATGCTACAGCTTCTACTACAAGAGTACCAGCAGGTTTACGGTCTGTAATTATTACTTCTTTTGTACCACCTACTAATTCTCTATAAATTACTTCATTATTAAAATCTAATGACCATGATTGTAATGCTGCAGCATAACCAAAAATAGCAAAATTAGATGTACTGCCATTTTTAAAAATTAATGGTGATGCCTGATTACTTATAGTTGGTGAAGGTGCTGCAGTATCAGTAGGTGCATTAAATATACCTGTTAATGAAAATGAAATTGTAGGTATCTGGTTTACTTCACAATTAATACTGAAAGTACCCCTGCAACCTGTAACCATATGTCTAACACCATCATAGTTAACAAACAAAGTAACACTATCAGTAGGTGTAGTAACTGGGGCATAAGTAACAGTATTTCCACCCGATATAGTTTCAGATAATGCACAGGCTTTTAATATTGCTCCATACTTAGGTGCTGTACCTGCTGTACCTGACCCCGACATTTCCACACTAAAAGCTACATTAACTCTTGTATTAGCAGGGATAACTTCATAATTTCCCATATATGGCTTTATTAAATCTCTACTGGCTTCATCACTAACTATAGGTTCTATATTTAATTCAGTAACCT